TTAGTATAAGCTATAGGTCCAACATAGGAGAAGTGGATGGGTAAGAAAGGGAAGGATATACAATTGGGAAAGGACGCAGAAAGATTTGTTAATGACCCGTTGTATAAGACAGCTTTTGCGGAGACAAAAGAAGAACTGATTAAGATGTTACTACAAACTAAAATCAGTGAAGAAACAGAAAGAGATAGAATTTATATTACCATCAAAGCTTTAGGGCTGATTGATGAGCACATACAGAGTGTCATCAATACTGGTAAGCTGGCTGAAGGACAGCAAGAATTTTATTCAGAACATTATTAAAAACTAAGGGAGATAACTATGGATTCTGCAGAGAATAACCAAGCAGTTGCACAGGCTTTTGAGAAAGCCAAAGAAGGGTCGTCAGAAGAGGCGGCAAATAATATCCTTAATATGTGGGAATCAGAAAATGACCAACCTACAGGCGAGGAAACCGAAGTTACTACAGAAGACGAGGTAGTGGCTGAGGACCAACAGGAAGATGAAGTCGAAACAGAAGAGGTCTCAGAAGAAGAGGAAGCCTCTGAAGAAGTAGAGACAGAAGATACAGGTGAAGAGGAAGCCGAAGAGGAAACTGAAGACCCTAGCTATACTATTAAGGTAGATGGTGAAGAGTACGAAGTTAACTTAGAGGAACTCAAAGCTGGTTATCAAAGACAATCTGACTATACTCGTAAGTCTCAAGCACTAGCTGAAGGACGCAAAGAAAACGAAGCAATTCAATCTGAGCGTATTAGATTAGAGCAAGAGAGACAAATGTACGCTAATGGTTTACAAATGCTGAAAGAACAGCAGTCAGCCAAGCTTCAAGAGTTTAAAGATGTAGACTGGTCAACCCTTAAAGAGGAAGACCCATATGCATATATGCTTAAGAAGGATGAGTACCGAGATGCTCAGGATAAAGCAAGGAATGCTGCACAACAACAACAGATTGTACAGCAACAACAGCAACAACAAGAGGCACAGTCAAGAGCAACCTTTGTTCAAGACCAATACTCTCAGTTAGTTAATGCTTTACCTGAGTGGGACAACAAAGAGTCTACCGTTAAGGAAGACATTAGAAAGTTTGCAATATCTTCAGGGTATGCACCAGAAGAAGTTGACCAACTAGCAGACCACCGTAGTGTTCTTATACTTAAGAAAGCTATGGAGTTTGATAAGTTAACTAAGAAGGTAGCACCTAAGAAGAAGGCAATCAAGAAAGTTCCCAAGGTACAGAAGTCTGGAAGAGGTAAAGTTAAGTCTGAAGCAGCCGATGATAAAACCAAGAAAAAGCGTGCAAGGTTAAGGAAGTCTGGTCATCAAGATGATGCCGCTTCCGTATTTTATGATATGTTATAACAAGGGTTATAACTACAATATAAGGAAATAGTAATGGCTACTAATTTTAATACTTATGATGCACAAGCAATTCGTGAAGATTTGTCTGATGTAATCTATGATATCAGCCCAACAGAAACTCCGTTTCTATCTGGTATCGCAAAGAAAGGCAGTGTTTCTAACACTTACTTTGAATGGCAGACTGATGCACTAGCAGCAGCTTCTGGCACTAACGCAGCAGTTGAAGGAGCAGCAGCAGGTACTGCAGCAACTACAGCTACAACTCGTCTAGGCAACTACACACAAATCTCTAAGAAGGTTGTTGAAGTTACTGGTACTCAAGACAAGGTTAACAACGCTGGTAAGAAGTCTGAGCTTGCTCACCAACTTGCTAAAGCTTCTAAAGAGCTTAAGCGTGATATGGAAACTTCACTATTAGCTACTAACGCATCTGTTGCAGGTGATGCTTCTACAGCTCGTGAGACTAGAGGTGCTGCAACTTTCATCACTACTAACGTAACTGATGCAGGTACTACTGGTACTCACGCAGCAATCGTTGAAGCTGATGTAACTGCAGTAGCAGAGTCTACTTGGAATGCTGGTGGTAACCCATCAACTATCCTATTAGGTGCTACTAATAAGAAGTTAATCACTGCTATGACTGGTCGTGCTAGTGCGACTCGTTCAGTTGTTGATGACAACAATACTGTTTACAACGCAGTTGATGTATATGTTTCTGACTTCGGTACTTTCAACATTCAGTTGGATAGATACTGTGACCAGGACATCGTATACTTCTTAGACCACGATATGTGGTCTGTTGACTACTTACGTGATTTCCAGACTATCGACATCGATAAGACTGGTGACTCTGAGAAGAAGATGCTTTTAGTTGAGTATGGCTTACGCTGTGGCAACGAAGCAGCTAACGGTAAGATTCAGTACACAACTGGTTAATAGCTAGTTGACTTAACCCCTTCTTAATTGAGGGGGTTATCATATTAGAGGAAGATACAGATGGGAATACAAACACAATTAGTAGAGAACCTAGACGGTTCTATAACCAATGTATCAACTCAAGATAACAAAGAAATAAAGAAGATTGCAGAAGATAATGCTATGCTTCGATTTGACTCAGCCCGTAGTGGCAGAGCACAGTATGATGGTGACTCACAATTCTCACACAGAGTAGCTCGTATACCTATTATTATGGTAGAGCAGATGATGAGAGAAGGTGTGTGGAATAACCAAGAACGTATGAAGGAATGGATGAATGACCCAGTCAACGCACCATTCAGAACAACAAAAGGTAAACTATAGATGGCACTAAGTACGTATACAAATATTAAAGATGCAGTAGCTGACTGGTTAGACCGTAGTGACTTAACTACTAGGATACCAGACTTTATAGCATTAGCTGAAACTAGAATCAATAGAGACTTACGCATTAGACCTATGGAAGTACGTTCTACTATGACAACCACAGCAGATAAGAGATACTTTAACTTACCTGGTGGTTACTTACAGATGCGTAACATCCAACTGAATACTAACCCTATCAGAGCACTGGAGTATATTACTCCTGAGATGTTAGATAGATTGTATGGCAGTAGTTCAACAGGTGTACCAAGAGCATACACTATGATTGGTGATGAGATTCAATTAGCACCAGTACCAGACTCAGCATACACATTAGAGGTTGCCTTCTACGAGAAGTTCACATCACTAGGTGATGGTACTTCAGGTACTGTAACATCTAACTGGCTAACTAGTAATGCACCTGACTTATTATTGTATGGTTCTCTATTAGAAGCAGAACCATTTATTAAGAATGATGAGCGTATACCAGTATGGTTAAATGCATACAGTTCAGCTATTGATAAGCTACAGAAGGCAGATGCAAGAGATAGACACTCAGGCTCAACTATGAGAGTACGTACTATCTACTCTGGAGTTGAGGGCTAATGGCTCAGACTACCTGGGCAGCTGATACTAATACTTGGGCATCTACTACTAACGTATGGGCTAATCAGACATTCTCTGACTCAGTAACATTAGCCTCAACACAAGATTCAAGTAATGTTGGTTATGGTATATACCCAGCTACTGCAGCATTAGATGCTACTAGCACAACATCAATACTAGGTGGCTTTGCCTTTGCAAGGACAGCAACCTTTGGGACTACTGCAGACTTATCAGCATCTAATAATGCTGTATATGTAGACACTGCAACTCTTGCAACAACAGGTGCAATAAGTGGTACGGTAGGAAAGTTATACACAGACTCAGTAACACTAGGAACAACAGTAGATATTCCTTTACCTGGACTATCTGAAGGCTGGTCTTCAAAGACTACAACCTGGGCTAGTGATACAACATCTTGGGGTTACACACCTAATATAGCAATCCCTGTTACTGCTACTATTACTCAGTTAAACCTAACAGAGTTGAATGAAGAGGATGCAATCAAATTAGTATCTACTACTTTAGGTACTACAGTAGGGGCTACTGCAACAGCAAGTGTATCAATACCAGCAAGTATAACATTCAGCCACACTGGTAATTTAACAACAAACATTAACTTTGAAGAGAGTATAACCTTGAGTGCAACAGGTAATATAACTTCATCAAACAACTTCCTGTGGAATGACATCACAGAAGACACTTCAACTACCTGGACTAAGGTAGCTGACCCAGACGAATAACAACAACAACGGAGTAAATAATGAAAGACGTAGGAATTGAATTAACAAACATATGGAAAGTTACTTGTCTTGATAAAGACGGTAATGTAAAGTGGGAAGAAGATAAGAAGAACTTAATTACGACAGTAGGTCTTAATCATATCCTCGACACACAATTTCACGCCAGTACACAAGTAACAACTTGGTATATTGGACTTAAAGGTGCTGGTACTCCAGTAGCTGGTGACACTATGGCATCACACTCAAGCTGGACAGAGAACACTGATTACTCAGGTAATCGTAAAGAGTGGACTGAAGGTGCAGCTAGTTCAGGCAGTATGACTAACTCTTCTAGTGTAGACTTCAGTGTAACAGGAACAGCAACTATTGCAGGTGCATTCTTAAACACAGCAGCAACAGGAACAGCAGGTACGTTGTATGGTGTAGTGGACTTTAGTTCTAGCCGTTCAGTAATTTCAGGTGACACACTACAGGTAACGGTAACAGTAACAGCTGCTTCAGCATAACTAGGAGGTCTTAGATGGCTATTGAAACTTTTGAATTTATTGACGACTTAAATGCCGCCAATCCTACAGCAACAGATAATGTATCTGAAGGTGATGACCATCTTAGAGGTTTAAAGACTACCCTTAAGAATACATTTCCTAATGTAACTGGTGCTATTAATGCAACAGAAACTGAACTTAACTACGTTGATGGTGTAACGTCAGCAATTCAAACACAGTTAAATGCTAAAGAAACAGCAGATGCTACTATTGTTAAAGATGCAGATATTGGTTCAA